TAATGCCAGACATGAGGCATAAGTTAAACAAAGAGACAGCGGAAAGGCATTTCCCCAACTGGACCCATGGCGGGAAGGGTCAACACGCAAGAAAGGGAACGGCAGAAAGTCGGGCAGCATTCAGAGATAATTGGGACCGAATATTCGGGGACAAATCCAATGGCAGCAACAAAAGCGGCAGTTAATCGCAAGATAAGGCAAGAAACGCTCCGCGAGTACATGCAACAGCGTGGCTCAACTCAATATCTATTTGATTTAATTGAGAAAATTGAGGGGCTAGACCCTTCTGAAGAATCATTTAGCTCTGAGCTGGCTAAATATAAAGCGGCGGCTGAGTTACGTTATAAACTGATAGGCAAATACCTGCCAGACCTAAAGTCACAAGAAATCACGGGAGAAGGTGGAGACGCGCTACAAATCAAGGTAGCAGACTTCAAGAATGCCTGAGATATCCATTCCTAATAACTGGTCACCTAGACCGCATCAAATAGACTTCTTCAGGGCCATGGATAACGGCATCAAGCGCGCCTGTTTGGTGTGGCATCGTAGAGCGGGGAAGGATTCAACAAGTCTCAACTTCACAGCTAAAGAGATGTTTAAGCGGAAGGGCAACTATTGGCACCTCTTCCCGAAGCAAACTCAAGCCCGTAAAGCCATCTGGAACGGCATTAACAGCGACGGTCAATCAATACTCGATCAAGTCTTTCCTGAGCCAGTGAGAGCGCGCACTAGCAGCCAAGAGATGATGATTGAGTTAAAGAATGGCTCGACGTGGCAACTAGCAGGCTCAGACAATTACGATTCACTGGTAGGTGCAAACCCTGTGGGCGTGGTCTTCTCTGAATGGTCTTTATGTGATCCCAATGCGTGGGCATATATCAGGCCAATGCTGGCAGAAAACGGGGGCTGGGCGGTCTTTATCTACACGCCTAGAGGCAAGAACCACGGATATACGCTGTATAACATGGCGAAGAAGGCAGACGAATGGTTCTGTCAAAACCTCACGGTAAACGATACCAAGCGAGCTGACGGGTCTCCGGTGATATCACCCGAAGCCATCGAGACCGAACGCGCTGAAGGGATGGAAGAAGCCTTAATCCAGCAAGAGTTTTTCGGATCCTTCGAGGCGCAGATACCTGGTGCATACTTCGCTGACCAACTGCAACAAGCCAAGGATCAAAACAGGGTCGGACGCATACCCATTGAGCCATCGTTGCAGGTGCATACAGCATGGGATCTCGGCATAAGCGACTCGATGTCGATATGGTTCTTCCAGGCCATGGGCAAAGAGATCAGGCTGGTCGATTATTACGAATCGAACGGGAAGGGTATGGAGCATTACATCCAATATCTCACCCAATGGGCTGACAGGAACGGCGTGATATACGGGCAACACCTAGCACCGCATGATATCGAGGTCCGAGAACTAACCAGCGGACGATCACGCAAGGATGTGGCTAGGGATATGGGCATCACCTTCCGCACTGTTCAACGCCCACGCACCAAGATCGAAGGGATACAGGCAATCAGGCGGATGTTCCCACGTTTCTGGATCGATGATGAACGGGCAGAGCAGGGATACGCTTGCATAGCCTCATATCATCGAGAATGGGACGAAAAGCACCAAAGGTTCAGGGATCAACCTGTCCACGATTGGGCATCACACGGCGCTGACGCACTTCAGACGCTCGCACTAGGATGGCGCGACACCATGATGAGCGGAATGAGACCACAAGCCCATCGAGCGGAACTGGCGTTTAATGTCTGGCGATGAGTATTTATACGTGGTCTTCACCAAGGACTCCGGTCACTGGTGGTCATGGATGCTGCACCCAACCATACGCCACTGCTACGTGATGAAGGCGGACAACGGACGCTGGATCAATTATGCAAAAGCCACCCAAACCATTGATTTGTTTACTATTGACCAAACAGAGCATAAAATCGGGATCAACATAATCAGAAAGGCGCGAAGACGCTACTCGAGACAAGGGCTATTGATGCTCAACACTTGCGTTGGACACGCGAAACAGATTCTAGGGATTAACAAACCATTCATTTGGACACCCTATCAACTCTTAAAATACTTGGAGGCTAACCCGTGAAGAAACCCAAGGCACCAAAACCAACCGCACAAGAGAAAGCGGTAGAGATCAGACAACAACGCGCACTCGATGAAGAGATTGCGGAGCAAGAGGACCGCTTCAGGGCGCTAGCACGCGGGAAGCTAGGCACTGCCTCTCTACTCGGTGGTGCTCCTAGAAGCCGTCAGGAGGCCGCTATGGGCCGAAAAGGTGCAGGTGGTGCAGCGGTAGCGGGTCGGTCTCTAATCGGCGGCAGAGGGGCAATGCGTGGCGCTGGTGGGCAGCAAGGGTTCATGGGCGGGTCAATCTCAATTCCTAACATCAGGATGTAACCATGCAATTACCTCCCCATCTAGGCGGTGTGCAGGATCTCGTTAGGCGAGAGCAAAAGGCATTCGATCATCAGGCCATATGGCATGAGCAGTTGACGGATGTTTATGAATACTTTCTGCCGCAACGAAACCTTTTTGAAGTCGAAGACAAGGGCCAGAAGAAAATGGACCGCATCTTTGACTCAACGGCTCTCACGGCTATTCAGCAAGGCGCTAGTAAACTGCAAGAAAACATCGCGCCGATCTGGGCAAGGTGGGCAACCTTCCAGCCATCGAATGAAGTGATCCGAATGGTCGAATCTGGTGACTACGGGGTCACCGAACAAGACATTCGAGAGAACCTAGACGAGCAAGCCGAGACGGTTTTTGACTATATCAACCGATCCAACTTTGCGACCCAGTTTTATGAGTCAGCATTAGACCTTCTGGTCGGTACTGCGACCCTGCGAATCGATGAAACAGACGATGAATCCATGCCGTTCTGTTTCCACTCTGTTCCACAAAAAGGAATCGCGTTCGAAGAAGGACCTTATGGGACCATCGAAACCCATTGGAGACGCTTCAAGGTCAAGGCTCGATTGCTAGAGAGAATGTGGCGAGGGTTTCAGCCATCGTCTAACGTGCAATCCATCATCGAAAACTCGCCTGATTCGGAAATTGAGGTCTCAGAAGGCGTGATCTACGACCCTAAAACTAAAAAATACTATGGTTGTGTGTGGGTTAAGAAAGAAGAACGCTTCTCATGGGTCGAAGACTTTGGTGAATCATCACCTTGGGTTACCGGACGTTATACGAAGGTAGCCGGAGAGATCAGAGGCCGTGGTCCGGCTATGCAATGCCTGCCGGATGTCCGATCACTCAACAAAGCAAAGGAATTTGTACTCCAAAAAGCGGCGATTGATCTAGCGGGAATGTATACCGCAACCGATGATGGGGTAATGAACCCCTATAACATCACGATCTCGCCAGGAATTGTGATTCCGGTAGGGTCTAACAATACGAATAACCCATCCATTCAACGTTTGGACACTGGTGCAAACCTACAACTGGCGCAATTCGAGATCCTAGAGCTGCAAACGTCAATCAAGACCGCTCTGTTCAACGATCTTCGAGATCCTACGGGTCCGGTAAGGACTGCAACCGAGATCGCTATTGAGACCAGAGAACTAGCTAAAAGAATCGGGTCAGCATTTGGCAGACTTCAAACCGAAATGCTAGTGCCTATCCTCAAGCGAGTCGTGAATATTTTGACTAGGCGAGGACTGGTCACACCTATTCAACTTGATGGGCGGGATGTTGAGGTTAAATTCACGTCACCCTTAGCCAGAGCGCAGGATGGCGAGGATATTTTGAACGTTCAACAAGCGGTGCAGTTCGTTTTGAACAACGCTGGCCCTGACCAACTCAAGATGGCGTTCAAGCTGGAAGACTTTGGATCATGGGTAGCGGAAAAAACGGGAATGCCGATGGAGTTAGTGCGGGATGACGCGGAGAAACAACGTGTTATCGAAGCTGGCGCACAAGCTGCAATGGCGCAACAAGGGCAAGGCGCTGGGCAGGCAGCTAGCGGACAGCCGCCACAATTACAGGTAGTTCAATGAGCTGGGATGATCTCGAAGTAAGCCAAGAAAAGGCAAACGA